GTTAAGATAAATGGAATCGGTATCAGAAGCAATAACATAATCAACATCATTTGTTTTCAAGATCTTATTGATCTTTTGATTCATCTTATTCTCAATCCAACGGATTGAGACTTGACCTGAGAGGGTGATTGCTTCAGCATTAGCAAGTTTATAATAGCGAAAGTATTGATTGCCAATAGCACCATAAGCAGAGTTGAGTTGGATTTTACGCGCCATTTGGATGTTGTTACATCTGGCGATTTCCTTCTCAAGTGTTTTAGTTGGAGTCTTTTCATACTGTTGTTTCGCTTGCAACATCTTCTTTTTATAGACAGTTCGATCTTTATAGATCTTATCCATCAACTCTGGAAGAAATCCTCTCTTATCTTTCCGATACATTGAACCATTAGCACAAACAGCATTATCGCTGTATAGTTCAAAGTTTATTTCCTGATTAAGTATTCTATCAACCGTAGCCGATGGGTGTCTCTCCTCCAGGAGCGTCTCTGGAGAGATGTTGTACTGCATAATGAGATGAGGGTAAAGAGAGTTAAGGTCAAAAGACACAACCCAATCATACTTTCCTGGAATCGGTTCCTTGACATATGCACCTGCATACTTAGAGTCTTTATCAGAGCGAACAATGGGCGGAATTACAATATTACTTTTTTTAAGATAATTGTAGATAATCGTATCCCACATACGAACCTGAGAGAACACATCAGCATAATTCGCTTTAGCGTCATACGCCATAACGATTGCTAGTTCAATCAGTTTCATCTTGTCTTCCATTCGGTCAACAAGTTCCACGTCAATGATATTATATTCTACAAACTTCTGCCACCCATTAGTATAGAAATCTTTAAATGTATCAAACTCAGAGTGATCAAGTTTCTTTTGTCCAAGTTCCACACTCGCGATATAATCCAGTCGATAGGATTCCTGCGCCTTATAAGTGAACTTCTTATAAAGATTTAGGTAATCAAGTTGTGTAATACCACCAACATCATAGGAAATATGTTTACGACCCATGATAATAGTCTCACGTTCAGTCACCAAACCCCAAGGTGAAATACGCTTCATCAACTTCTCACCCAAGATCCTATCGATACGACGTACTAAGTACGGAATATCATACAGTTCACTATTCCATCCAGTAACAACTTCGGGAGTGTTATCTTCAATCATCCACCAATTGATGAAGTCATTTAGAAGTTCATACTCAGTTCTAAACTGCTTGTAGATAACATTCTGTTGCTTATTATTGAAAGGTCCTTGTCCCCAAGTGCGGATCTGTTTGGTAGTGTAATCCTGCACCGTAATGAGAAGAACTTCCTCTGCAGCAGATTCAACATCAGGGAATCCGTTTTCCGCTTTAACCTCAATATCAATCGTTGAGATCTTGATTTTATTGGTATCAAATTTAATCTCATCCTCAGGATACTTTTCAGAAATATACTGATAAATGTACCTGTCGTTTCCGTAGATTTTAAAGTTATCTACGCCATCATATCGTTTGATAAATTCACGACAATCACGAACAGTTCCAGGTTCAATTGATTGAACATAGTCACCTTCAAGGGTTTTATATTTGGTTTTTCCTTTCGATTCAACAAAAAGAGTCGGGTAAAACTTCTCTCGGGTCATAAAATGTTGACCATTTTCATAACCACGGACTAAGAAGTGATTCCCGACCATCTGAACGTTCGTGTAAAATCTCATTCTGTAAGTTTCAAGTACGCTTCAACGATTTCTGGAGTTGGATCTGCGATAGTTAAGATATCACTAGATCTTAACATGTATTCAGTTTGATTGGAAGCCTTAACCCAAGGTTCCATTTCTTTATCTTGGTAAAATCTATATGGTCTAATTAATTTGCAGTCAGGATCTCCAATTTCTGATGGGATCTCCTCAACTTCACTAATAAGAACATTATCAATATCTACCAAAAGACATTTAATATTCTCAGCCATTTACAACCTCCGTTTCGGATAATGGGACAGGATTAATTTTACTATTGTACATTTCTAGCACACTATCTAGAGGATCACAAATAGTTGCTACAATATCAGTAGTAATAACGAATTCCTTTGACTTAGAAAGAATCATCCAAGGTCTAAGAAATACATCTAACTCATAATTATTGTTCTGGGTTTCACTCTCAACCAAAAGAGTTTTTTCCTGAGATTCAATAACTTGAGGTTGGGTTAACATATAACCACGAACTTGCTCTTCTTGAACAACTTCTTTAGTATCTGATATTAGGGTTTCTCCCGTTTTAAGGAGTACCATTTTAATTGTCATAGTCAGGTATTTTATCTTTCACATTCTACCAAGAAAAAAGAGGGGCGTCAACTGGATTGTGCCAGTTGCCCCTCTGCGGCGACGATATACTATATTTAGTAGAGAGGATTACTTTTACAAAGTTTAGATACTCTTACCAAACATTCTTCTTTATTTCCATCTTGCTCATAATTTTTTAATCGACTTGCAATGATATCAGCAACTTCAACAAAGTCGTTTTCATCAAACCCTCTAGTAGTAAGAGCAGATGAACCCAATCTTAATCCACTGGTAACAAAGGGAGACTCGGGATCAAAAGGAACTGTATTTTTATTTGCAGTGATATTAATTTCACTCACAAGTTGATCAGCAAACTTGCCCGTGATTCCTAGACTTCTCAAATCAAGTAAAACAATATGATTATCTGTTCCACCAGATACAATATTGATACCATTTTCAATTAGTCTATTGGCAAGTGTTTTTGAATTAGAAACGACTTGAGAGCAATACTCTTTAAACTCTGGTTTAAGTGCCTCACCAAATGCAACTGCTTTTGCAGCAATTACGTGTTCTAATGGACCACCCTGAGTTCCTGGAAATACTGCCTTGTCTAACCTCTTACCCATCTCCACATCATTAGACATAATCAACCCACCTCTAGGACCTCTCAGAGTCTTATGAGTTGTTGTGGTAACTACATCTGCATATGGAAGTGGTGATGGATGAACACCTGATGCAACCAATCCTGCAATGTGTGCAATGTCTGCTAATAGATATGATCCGACTTCATCAGCAATATTCCTAAACTTACTAAAATCAATCGTTCTAGTATATGCAGAGAATCCGCAGATGATAAGTTGTGGTTTACATTCCTTTGCAAGTTCTAATATTCTATCATAGTCAAGTCTACCAGTCTCATCAACTTCATAGTGGCAAACGTTGAACCACTTACCAGACATATTAACTTTTGATCCGTGAGATAGATGACCACCATGAGATAGATCTAGAGATAGAACAGTATCTCCTGGTTTCAGAAGAGCAAGGAATACAGCAGCATTTGCTTGTGCTCCACTATGAGGTTGGACATTTGCCCACTCGGCGTTGAATAGTTCCTTTACTCTTTCTCTTGCTAGATCCTCAAGTTGGTCAACCCATTCGCATCCACCATAATATCTTTTACCAGGCAATCCTTCTGCATACTTATTAGTAAGAATTGAACCCTGTGCTTCCATCACATCAAGAGACGTAAAGTTCTCACTAGCAATCATCTCTAGATGATTCTGTTGTCTCTCTAATTCTTTTTGGATAAATCCGTGAACTAATGAATCGTTGACTTGTAAACTCATAATAATCTCCAAAAAAATAGAGGACTTACTGGATTTTGCCAGTTGTCCTCTGCGACGACGATATTCATTTTTATTTAGTTGACCTTTCCAATAACCCAAGATCTCATGCCAAACGGCGTGTCAGCAATCAAAGTTTGAGTGTGCTCTACTACCTCTGGCGGGACAACTAAACAAAACCCAATACCAAGATTGAATACATTCCTCATCTCTCCCTCAGCAATGTCTCCTGCTCTCTGGATCTTATTAAAGAGTTCTGGTCGTTCCCAAGCATCATAGTTCACATCAACAGTAAGACCTGCTGGAAGGCATCGTGGAAGGTTCTCAGGCAGTCCTCCTCCAGTGATATGTGCCATACCAAGAATGGGAACTTCATCCAACAGGTACTGGATAAGACGGGCATAGATTGTGGTTGGTCTCAGCAACTCGGGCATCTCTTTATACTTAATATAGTTTCTCCATAGCATATCATTGACAAGAGTGTACCCATTACTATGAAGTCCACTACTCTCAATGCCGATGACTACATCACCAGGTCTGATATTACTGCCGTCAACAATATCATTCTTCTCCACAATACCAGTACAGAAACCAGCAAGATCATAGTCAGTTGCTCTGTAATGCTCTGCGGTTTCTCCACCTATAAGTTCCATCCCTGCCATTGTGCAACCAACA